CAGCGGGTTGAGCGGGGCCTGGCCCTCGATGCGCAGCGTCATGGTGTTGCTCTGCGGCATCGGCGTGATCTCGAATTGGCCGACCGGGTTGGTGATCGGCGTCGGCCCCGATACGTCGACGGTGATGACGTTGTGCCAGCGCACCGGGTTGCCGACCAGCGGTCCGCTGGCCTTGATCATCCATGGCTTGATGCCATAGGTCATCTGCATCCACTGCGCCGACGGCGAGGTCGCAATGTAGATGTGCAGGATCTGGTCGAACGCGATCTCCTTCGGGTAGCTGTAGATCGCCTGCCCGGCACTGATCGGGATGTCCTTCCAGATCTTGAGGTGCTGCCAGTTATAAGCGTCCCACAGCTCGCGCTGCTGCCGCGCCAGCACGATGTCGAGCGTGGCCTGGGCCTGGGTGCCCTGCGCCGGGTTGAGCGATGTGCCGGTTTCGGCGCGCAGCTCGCGACGTAAATCCGATAGCTGCACGCCGAGCGGCATCTCAAGCCTCCTTCGGCAGATCAGGCGGCGTCGGGCGGTGATGCCGTCCCGGCTTGAACACCGGCGCCGCGCCGATCGCGACCTTGGCGGTCTCGTCGTCGTCCTCTTCGTCGTCGTCGCCGTTCTTGCCGGGCTCATGCACCTTGGTCGAGACCTTGCCGGCGCCGTAGACCGGCAGATCCTCCTCGCCGGTCATCATCAATTCCATCCGCGGCGTGCGACCAGGGAAGCAGGCCTCGACGACGCGCCGGCCGTAGAGCCCGATCAGGCGGTCCTTCTCCTGGCCGACCCAGACCTCGCCGATCGAGATCGGCATGATGTCCATCACGTTCTCGTCGCCGTGCAGCGCCATCAGCACCTGCACCTCCGGCCAGCTCACCGCGTTGTACTGGTCGTAGGTGATGATGTGGCAGTTCTGGCCGCTCAGATTGATGCGGCATGTGCAGTAGTGTGTTTTGTTCGACATCGATTGTCCTTTGCTGGTCGCCGGAGGTGGAAGGTTTGCCCTCACCTCCGGCGTTTCGATCAGGCAATATCGATCACGGCGGCGCTGTTGAGCCGTCGCGCGCAAAGTTGCCCGGTCGAGGTGAGTGACCGGTACAGGACGTACTTGTCCGGGGTCCGGTCGGGTGAGTGCTGGTGGCGCCACTCGTCTTGCATCGCCACCAAATAGATGTCGCGACTGTCGTACCAGTAGCAACGCTTCGCCTTGCCCAGCGCATCGAGCGACGGGTCGTATTCGAAGTCAGTCCCCATGTAGGAGATCTTGCCGACCGAGACGTCCTTGCCGGTGGCAAAGCCGGTCATCGAGTAGTTGCCGTTGGCGCGCAGCTCGGTCTCCAGAGCCGAAAGCCAGGACGAACCACAGAACGCGGTGTTCGGCTTGCCGCCATACCTGGTCAGCTGCCGGTATTCGTTCTGCAGCAGCGTGATCAGCGCACCGCCATTGGTGGTGGCGGACGTGATCGGACCGCCGCCCCAGGCCGCGAGCGCCGGCGTGCCGGTCACCGCAGCACCCATCGCGGTCGTATAGGACCGGTTGCGCCACCACGTCCGCGTCGCCCGATCGAGACCGGCGACCGTGCCGGTGGTCGGGTTGTCGGTGATCAGCGCAGCCATGCCGGCGAGCGCCTTCGGATCGGCGGTGCCGTTGGTCCACAGCAGGTTGTTCATGCCGCGGGCATATTGCTCGGACAGATCCTGCAGGGCGTCGTCGAGGATGCCGACCAGGACGGTGTCGTCGCGGCCGGAATGCTCGGTGGTGCGGTTCTCGTCAGGGTCGCTGTCGACAACCGTGATGCCGTCGCTCTTCAGCTCGGAGTGGGTGAGCATGATGCCGAGATGCATTTCCTTCCAGGGGAAGATCGCCTGGGTGAGGTTTGCCGGCGTGTAGTAGACGACGGTGTCGGCTTGCTCGTAGCCGACCAGCTGGTCGGCGGTGCCAGGGGCGGCGGTGTTGCCAAAGTCGCCCTTCACGCTGATGATGATGTTCCCCTTGCCGCCTGGGAACGTCTTCTTCTTCGACTCCATCGAGGCGAGCAGCGGTTTCTCCTGGATGGCCTCCTGAAATGCGGTCCCCTTGTTGAGCCACCAGTCGAGGGCCGCGGTGGTGATGTGGTTGAGTAGTGGCGCCGTATATGTCGGCATTTCTGTCGCCTCGGATCAGAGGCGTGCGCTTTCCCGTGCTTGCTTGACTACATCGAGCAAGGATTTCGGCTCCGGCGTCACGCCTGCGGTTCTTCCGGTGCTGCTCGGAGCTCGCGATGTCGGGCGTCTCTGAGGCGCCCAGGCGCTGTAACGCGCGTTCACACGTCGATATGCCTCTTTAGCGATGGCAATGGCGTGATCAGGTGACTGTGGCGGACCTTGTTCGCGCACCACAGCCCACATCGTATCCTGCACAGCGGGTTGCTTCGCCGCATAGTCCGGATCAGTCCGCCTGATATCGTTTTCCCAAGCATTGACGGTGTCGGTCACCTGGCGGGCCAAATTCTCGCGCTGCTGCTGCTCTTGCTGGGTCGCTGACGTTTGCTGATATTGCTGGAACGCCTGCTGCTGGCGCGCGGCGTTGGTTTGCGCCATCGCCCGGTCCATGCGCTCTTTCGAATGCATGGACGCAGCCTGCGTCGTCATCTGACCTTGCTGGACCAGCTGTTGCAGGTCCGGCGGGAGCGAGACGCCGAGATACTCTTCCGCCAGTCGCATGTAGGGCTTGACGCCCTCATAGAACGTCTTGAAGTCACCACGGCGCATCGCGCTCGCCAACTCCAGCGTCATCAAAAAGTCGTCGCGACTGATGTCGTTGTCGCGAAGATACTTGGTGACCTGGTCGGCAGCTTGTGCACTCGGCTCGATCGCCTTCAACCGTTGAACCTCACCCGTCAGCTTCTTGCGCTGATTGGTCAGTTTGTTGATGCGACGCTTTGCCGTCTGCGAGTATTTAGCCAGCTCGTCGGCGGTGACCTCATCGGGTAGCTCCGGGTCATCGTCTCCTGCGGCCTTGTCCTTTGCGACTTGAGGTGGCGAGGCTCCTGAACCATCTGCATCCTCTTTGCCGGTCTGACGCAGCTCTGGGACTGCGCGCTGCACGGCCTCAAGGAGGCTTTCTTTGGTTTCGCCGTGGGATTGTTCTGCGCTGGGCGATGGCGCGTGTTCGCCGGGTGCACTTGGCGAGGGTGCGGTTTCGCCTGGGGACGGTGATGTCGGCTCGGACGCAAGCAGCGGCTCGTCAGCCATAGGCTAACTCCGAGCATCCACCACAATCCTTCAGCTGCGACCCTTACGCCGAAAAAGCGCGGTCGCACAGTTCAGGAAATCTTAGCTCAGGTCGGCATCGGCGGCGCGCCCGGCGTCGGATGTGGCCGCGGCGGTGGCGCACCACTGAGTTGCCCCGACGCATCCGGTGCCCCGCCAGGCGGCGGCACCGGCGGACCGCCGGCATGCATCGCGCCCTGCGGGCCTTGCGCCGCGCCCGGCCCTGCGCCGGCGCCAGGTATGGTGGGGCCTGCGGCGCCGCCCCCTTGCGCCATGCCGTTCATCGCCACGATCGAGGGCAGCGCGCTCTTGAACGCCTGGGTGAGATCGAGACGATCGTCCAGGCGTCGCAAGACGTCCTTCGCCAGGAACTCAGGATCAATGCCGGGCAGCTGGATCAACAGCGGATAGAGCCGCTGCGCGTTGGCAATGTCCTGCTGCTGGTTCGGCCGGCCCATGCTGCCGGCCTCGATCTCCAGCAGGATCTCGTTGGCGATCTCCTGGGCGTCGGCGCTCGCCGGCCACACTGCGCCCTGGCCGACGATCTTCTTGACGCGGTCCTGGTTCATCTCGCGCATCAGGATCTGGCCGCCATTGCGGGCGAGCTGCGTCAAGAGGTCGTTGAGGTCGTCGATGTTGGAGCCCATCGAGGTCTGCCGCGAGCCCTCGGCGATCTGCGCCTGGGTCGCCGTAGTGTTCGACGTGCCGCCCAGGTTGGCTTCCTGGATGCCGGTGGTGCGCAGGATGTCCTCGTAGACCGGATTGACCTCGTACAGGTTCGGATCGATGCCGCTGCCGGCGTAGGACTGCAGCAACTGCTTGATGTCCTGGTTGGGCTGCAGCGCGTTGAGCTCGATGATGGCATTGGGATCGCGCTCGGCGAGCTTGTCGAGATCCTCCTCATCGAGCGCGCCGGAGACCACGCCGATGAACGGCCGCGCCGCGATGCGCTGCTCCTTCAGGCCTTCACGGCAGCGATTGTATTCGAGCTGCATGTCGCGCATCAGCCGGACGTCGGAGGGCGGGAACAGCTCATGCTCGTCCTCGACCGAATTGAAGCACAGCGCGTACCAGGGATAGAACCGCTCATTGTAGATGTCGGGCGACATCGGCTCGCGCAGGAAATCGGAATAGCCGTCGCAGATCACATAGACCAGGCCGTCCTTGCGGCTGTAGATCTCCCACACCACCGCCGATTTGTGGGTGCGATCGTCCCACTCCCTGGATGACGATGAGGAGCCCCACTCACGCGACATCGCGATCGGATCCGGACCGCCCCAGTCGCTGGACGACGAGTATTCGTTGCAGTGACCGCGGACGTCGACGCCGTAGATCTCCTCGATCTCATGCGGCGACAGCACGAACTCCTCGGCAACCCAGTCGGCGGCGATCCAGTTCTTGACGTCGAGGCATTTGACGTCGGGGATGATGCGGGTCGGCAACGGATAGTCGAAGGTCAGGCCCTCGCGCACCACCGCACCCTGCTCCTGCGCCATGTCGGACAGCAATAGCTTGAGCTGCTCGGCCTCCTTGTCGTTGTCGTCGGTGATGTCGTCGGACTGATCGGCGGCGAGCCGCTGCAGCGTCGACAGCCGCTCGTTGGCGTCGGCGACGCCGTCTTCCATGTCGGGCCGTTCCTGCATCACCCGCTCGTAGCCGAGCTTGACGTAGCCGACGCCGTTGGTGACGGCGCGCCGCACCGTGGTCTTCAGCATCGCCTTGAAGGGATGCGCCTGGTTGTCGACCTCGTAGGCGTAGAGCAGCTCCAGGGTGCGCGCGAGCTTGTCCATCATGATGTTCTCGGACTTGACCCGCGCCGCATCCATCATGATGTCCATGCCGGATCCGACCGCCTGCGCCATCATCGGCGAGACGCCGGGGATCTGCGCCGCCGCGGCTCCGGAGGCAGCCGCACCGAGCTGATCGCCGAGACCTGGCGGCCCCTGCATCGAACCGGGGATCGGGCCAGCCCCCATCGCCGGCATGGTGGCGCCGCCGAGCGCGGCACCTACAGCACCAGAGATCGCGTTGATGCCGGCGCCAGGCCCCCGCTCGCCAGGCGTCCCCATCGGCCCAGGCAGGCCTGGAGGTACACCAGGACCAGGAGGCATCGGCATCCCCATCGGGCCGGGCGCACCCATCGGCGATGCGCCCGGCGCCGGCGGGGCACCGCCAGCCATCAGTTGATCGATCGTCTCCGGCGGCTGGCCGCCGGTCGCCATCGGCATCGCGCCAGAGATCATGCTCTGGGCGCCCTGCAGCATGCCGCCGAGCTGCGGCGGCGGCGCCTGGCCGGCCGCCACCTGCTGCTGCATCTGGCCCATCATCATGGCGCCGGACTGCATCAGTTGCGTCAGCGTGGTCTGGCTCTCGTCCCAGCTCGTCGCGTTGAGCCGCTCGCGCCGCTTCGCCACCGCCTTGGGGTTCTTGGCGTAGAGGAACGCGGTCTTCTGCGCCACCAGGCGCAGCGTCAAATTGGCGACATAGCGGCGGTCCTGGTAATTCTTCGACCACTGCTTGCCGAAGGCAAATTCCTGGTCTTCACGCATGCGCTCGAAGGCAGGCTTCCAGTATCGCTTGGCGTGCTTGACGCGATCGGTCCAGGCGGTGACCAGGCGCCGGCGCCGCTCCGGCGGATCCGGGGCGTCGCGCGGCACAGAGTAGGGCTGCCCGGTCGCCGGATTGACGTCGGGGCCGCCACTCTGATCGGGAGAACCGCCGCCCAGGATGCCGTCCATGGCATCGCCAAATGATGTGTCTACCATCCCTGCAGGCTCCTCTGTCGACGGTCACGTCCCTCCCTCTTCCGCGTCTTTTCCCACATCGCTGCGAACGTGCCGGCGACCGGCTCCGTCTCAATTTTACGGATGCGGGTGCGACCGTGCATCTTGGCGAGGCCAAGGCCGATCAGCGACAGCGCATCGACGAAGTCATCCTTGGCGCCGTGCGGAAATTTCAGGATCTGATCCTGCGCATCGGCCCACCACCGGGTCCAAATTGGAAAGTGCACCATCCGCATCGCGGTGCGGGCCTGGATCGCCTGCGCCCGCTGCTGCTTGTCGACCGCCGGCGAGATCGGATCCATCGCACAGAAGGTCTGGGTCTCGACCATGCGCTTGCGCAGGAACGGCCCGATCGACTTGGTGATGGCGCCGGCCTCGCCCCACCAGAATTGCGGTTTGTATTTTTTCATCAGCGCGACCATGCCCTCAACCGCGGCGCGGGCATCGAGCCGCAGCCACACCACGTCGGGCATGATCCAGATGTGATCCTGTTCGTCGACGCCGACCACCATCAGGCATGACTTATCGGCGTTGCGCTCGACCGAGACGGCGTGATCGCTCGACGCATAGAACCGCATCTTGTGGAACGCCGGCATCTCGTCCATGCGGTTGTACGGCACCAGGTCCATGGTGCGGAAGAACGCACCCTCCCGCGGCGCCGGCCGGCCCTGGTACAGCGCAGCAAAGCCACGGGGATCGGAGTTGCGGATCTCTTCCAGATATTCCTTGGAGAAGCGGTCCGGCCACAAGGGCTCGCCGGGCTGCCGGCCGAGCACGTCGTCGTCCTCGGCGAGCGCCGGGAAATCGATCTTGCGCCACAGCTTGGCTTCGGTCTCGTTGTAGTAGGGATTGCGCTCGTCGATCAGCCGGCCGACCAGGTCGTCTTCATTCCAGCGGGTTTGAATAATCACGATGGTGCCGGTCGAGTCCATCAAGCGGGACTTGAGCACCTGGTTGTACCAGACCCACAGTTTCTCCCGCACCAGGACGCTGTCGGCCTCGGCCCTGTCCTTGATCGGATCGTCGAGCAGGATGCAGTGACCGCCGCGGCCGGTGATCGA